TTATTCAGTGTAGCATTGAGGAGAGGTACTTATTCAAAGGAATGTGGAACTTTGCAGACGATGAAGGTGTAATTCAGAATAATGCAATGCTGATGAAAGTACGCATATTCCCAGCAGACGAATATACGGAAGCACAAATCAGGGAATGGATGGATCACCTGATCTTATTGGACATGATACTGGTTGATGAAAGTGGCGCATTGTTGAAGATCAAAAACTGGACTGAATATCAGAAAATCAATCGTCCCTCCCCTAGTAAGTATCAATTCAATGAGCGTTCAGTGAGCGATCATGGAATGATCAGTGCTAATAGAAAGGAAGTTAAGAGAAAAGAAAAGAAGTCAAATACAAGTAGCAAAACACAAAACGGGGTGAAAGCTAAACCAAAAGATTTGAACGAGGTCATTGAATACTTCAAGGAAAAGAAAATTCAAGATCATCAAGAAAATGCGATTCACTTCTTTGGCTACTATGACTCACAAGGATGGAAGAAAGCTAATGGAAGACCAGTAGTGAATTGGAAGTCATGTGTGACAACATGGAAATTTGATGCAGTAGGCAATGGTGAGAAGAAAAACAAGATGCAGGATGTAGTCTGTCCACAATGTAAGAACGGGAAACCTCGCAAGTTCCAGACTGACAAGGATCGCTTGACGTTGGTACGTTGTCCAGAGTGTAACGAGTACGGGGTGTTGAGTATGGTTGATTGGAAAATAGAAAATGCGAGAAGCGCATGACCAAAGAAAGCAGAAGGTGTGACGATTGGAAGCAGTGGAAAAGTGGCTGGAAGTATTGCTCAGACGCACCTAAGAACAGGCAATGGAATAAGGACAGGAAAGAACTATTCCAAAAGAATGGAAATGGATGGTGGTGGTTTCCAATGAAAAGAGATGAATACAATGGTTGAATTCACTTGTTGCGTTTGTGAGATAAAATACAATGCTGAAGATGGAGAGGTGGACGAGAGAGTGTGTCCTAGATGCTTTGAGTATGACGATATTATGGACACTAAGGACACGGGGTCTCTGCGAGATGATTGAGATATGTACTGTCATTGGAGTTGCCGTGATCAGCGTTTTGGTTGCGGTGGTTGTGTTTCATATCCTTGTCATAGGATATGTATTAATTGAAAAAATAAGAGAGGGAAGATAATGGCGCAAAAAAAGAAAACGAAAAATTATTGTCATTATATCAGTGATAATGATTTGATCAAAATGTATGAGAGATTATTTGGACAAATGAAGATACAATTTGGAGGTTCAGCACATAAGAGAATGATCGAACTGAAAAACAAATCGTATGACAGATATAGATTAAAATAATGGAAGAACAGTTTGTGATAGGATTACGGGAGGAACAGTTCTTTTATGGAATTATTAGAAAACAATGTCCTCATGCGGTTAAGATCGAAGGAAAGTTCAAAGAATTTGACTTCTACCTCCCAACTCTTGATCAGAAAATTGAACTGAAGTCAGATAGGAAATCAAACTATACTGGAAATTTTGTGGTGGAGACCTATCACTACGGTAAGCCAAGCGGTATTATAACAACAACGGCTGATTTCTGGGTCTTCAGTGATGGTCATTTTTATTATTGGATCACACCTAAGAAAATAAAAGAAATTATATTAGTTGAAGGAATAAGACAGGCACGATTCATTGGAAACGGTGATACCGTGAAAAAGAGAGCGTACCTTGTCCCAAAAATAAAAATATCAGAAAATGCAGACAAGACAGTACCATATCCGTCAAGTTTTACGCCATGAATAAAATGGCACAAATAAAAACCTGGAGTGCAACTTTGAACACATACCAAAGGAACAAACATGGAAGACATGGACACCTTTTCCAGCGAGAAATCCATTGACTACGATGAGATCGCTGACGTAGAAGAAAAGACCAAGGTGGGCATGAAACGGGTGCAAATCATGTCTATCTTTATTGATCACGCACACACCGTTTCTGAGTTAGATACTGAAGAACTATACTTCTATGATCTAGCTGAACAATGGTGGCGTATTTTAACTGTGAAGCAGAGAATGGTTGTATTTCTGCATATCGTTCAAAAGAAAAATCAAACTGAGATCGCAAACGCTCTAAATCGAGACAAATCAACTATATCCAGAGTTTTGGATAACGCATTTTCCAAGTCAAGACACCTATTTTCCAAGCGTAAATAATACAACTTTACCCCTTTTATATAGAAGCACGATGCGCTTCACACGTCAATCTTAGCGGGAGAAACTCGCAATATTGGGCGTTAGATAGGAAGCATCATGGGTTGCAACCCTAAAATTTTATGAGTGATATTGTGAAATATGAATAAGCCGTCCAAAAATGGCGGTATGATGACGGGAAGAAATAAGAACGGCACGTTTGCCAAAGGGAATGATCTGGGGAAGAAGTTCCAAGCTGGTGAAGTGAACAATCCGAATGGCAGGAATGGGTCTGTCTCTGATATGTTCAAGGACTTGTCAGAGAGTACGGTTGATGAATATGGCAAGACTCAGAAGCAGAAGATACTTGAGAAGATATTGACTATGGCGGAGAATGGATCATTGAGGGCGTGTGAATTATATATAAACAGAACTGAGGGAAAACCAAGGGAGTTCATTGAACAAAGAATAGTACAGGATGAACTTGTCATTGAGTGAAGATAACAATCAAGCGAGACAATTTCCTTCCTCATCAATTACAATGGTGGGATTTACCGAACTTCTACAAACTGTTCCTAGGGGGTTATGGATCAGGGAAGACGCACATTGGAGCGTTGCGATCAATCTACCTATCTTACATCAATCGTCCACTGGCAGGGATGTATGTGTCACCTACGTGGAGTCTAGCAACAAAGACGATTGTGGAGACTCTGAGGGCAATGTTGGGGAGATCAGGAATTGATTATACATACAACCAGCAAAGAGCAGAATTTACGATCCATAATTGGGGCGGAAGAATCATGCTAGGTTCGGGGGACAAACCTTCGAGTTTGATCGGTGTGAATTGTGCGTGGTGCGGAATAGACGAACCATTTATACAGAAGAAAGAAGTGTTTGATCAAATGACTGCTAGGGTACGTCATCCAGACGCAAAGCACAGAGAGATATTTCTTACAGGCACTCCAGAGGAGATCAATCATTGGGGTTATGAAATGACCAACAATACAGACATTGATCTGGGAGTAGTTGTTGGATCGACATTGGATAATAAATATTTACCAGAACAATACAAACGCAATCTATTAAGTGCGTACAGTGATGCTCAAATAGATGCGTATGTACACGGTAAGTTCGTCAATCTAACACAAGGCAGGGTGTACTCAGAATTCAACAGGCAGGATCATGTAGTACCACGACCAGACTTGAGGAATGCTGGACTACCAATAGAACTTGCGCAGGATTACAATGTCGATTACGCATCTTGTTTGGCATATTTTCGAGGTGCTGACTTCATCCATGTATTCAAAGAGTATAGGGAAATGAATACGAACACATATCAAATGGCGGAACTAATCAAGAAAGACTTTCCAAATGTGACGGTCATATCCGATGCAAGCGGTAGTGCGAGAAAAAGTTCGGCAGTCAAAAGTGATCATGCTATCATGAACGATTCTGGTTTTGATTTGAAAGCACCTAGAAGGAATCCAGCAGTGAGAGATCGTGTGAACTCAGTACAGAAATTGATCAGGGATGGAAACTTCTCATGTGAGAATACTCCGAACCTTGTGATGGACTTAGAAATGAACGTATGGCGATTGGGTGATATAGACAAGCGTGATCCAAAACAGACGCATTTGAGTGATGCACTCGGATACGCCTGTAATTATTATTTCCCCAGCGTTGTGAAAAAGGCTTATTCAGTGAAGTGGTAGAATTATGATAATAAAAGATTTGTCAAGAACAAGTGTGCTGGCGGGAATGCAGGAACATCTTAATCAGATAGAAGATAGGCGCACAAGAGAACGATATATGATGTTGAACTATTATGAAGCAATGGTCTCTGCAATGGAAGACGATATGAGGGATTACTTCAATTCAAAATCATTACAACAGACACCCTTAGTCACCGAAGCAATCACCAGAAAGCTGGTGAACAGTAGAGCAATTTGTTTCAAACAATCTCCAGAACGTGAGTGTGATGAGAGGTACTTTGATTATTTCGATGATCTAGATAGTGCCATGCTTCAAATGGAACGCCTGACATATCTGCTGGGTACTCAAGCAATGCGTGTTGCATGGAAGAACGACAAATTGGATTGGCAACCTATCACAGAATTCTATCCATTATTCCATGCCTATGAGGAAGAACCCGTTGCCTGTATTTATCCATTGTATTCTTATTCAACTAAAGCAGACAAGCGAGATCAAATGTTCGCATTCTGGTCTGATGATGAGCATTATCTGATCAATGGTAAAGGTCAAATTATAGAGCCAGAAAATAATCCAGACATGACCAATCCGTATGGTATCAAGCCGATACTATATGCACACAAACATTTTCTATCTACTGATTGGTTCAGAGAAGGTTGCAGTGATATTGTTGCAATGAACAAGGCAGTGAATGTGATGCTTTCAGAAGAAAATCTTTCAATGAGACTGTCAGCTTTAGGGCAACCAGTAT